TACAACAGCAGCAGATTCCTCTGGCTGTACGTTGTTGATGTCAGATATAAGAGCCTTCTCATCAGGTTCAAGGGATTCAATTTGAAGACCATGGCCTACGGAGTCTTTACCCATGTCATCATAAGGAGTGTAAGAGAAACCCTCATCACCTATGATAGTAGCAGTAGCGTTAGCTGTAGATGCTCCAACGGTATTATCAATAAGATTAGTTACCACGTCTAAAGCATCATCGGCTAACGAGCTAGTTTGTTGTTCTTCTACCGTAGACTCATCCTCAACTACGTCAGGTGGCTCTACAGGTTCAGGCTTAATGTACTCTGGACTCTGAGTGGATACATAAGTAGGTTTAGAACCATCCGCTGTAATACCTGTGTAGTAGTACTGTCCTGTAGGCTCACCATCAACAACAATAGGCTGGGCTGTTAGTGGTTTAAACGTATCAGGAAGGCTAGTAACAGAGTTACCTAAGTTATTGTTAGCCCATGCTGCACTAACATTTATAGGAGCATTAACAGGATCATCCTCTGGAGCTAGAGAGCCACCAGAAAATGCTTTCTTTTTAGCTAGAATAACCTTGTTCTTATTACTTGCTATAATTTTAGCAACAATTTGTGGGTCATTAAGCAAATCAGCCTTCTTGACAACCCCAAGAGGAATATGTGGAAAACCGTTTTCATCCATAATAGAAATTCTAACAGCGTTAGGTTTAAGGCGATCATTAGAAAAACCAACAGTAGGATTTTCAATCATCCCTAACTCACCATTCATAATAATCTTTATGTCTGGATCATCACTCATTACTTTAGAAAGGTCTGTTAATCTTTGTGCTACAGGCGCACTAACATTAGGGTCAGTGTTAAGCTGCCGGAAGGACATCTTCAGACCATTAGCAGCCTGATAGATTACACTATCTTTCTTAAAAGCTTCTGCTGCCATATTAGCTGCGTTTTCTAAGGATAAGCCACCCTCTAATTGCATAAGCAGTCCTGTCATACGCGAAAGTTCTTCGATGTTAGCTCTAGAATTACCTGTGTCAGTATGGTCAGTGCCTAAGAAAGTACTAATACTATTAGCTAGTTTTTCTTTGTTAGCAGCACTTAAAGTTTCACCAATACTTAAGTCAGCCGATTGAGCCGTGAACATAGCGTTAGCAATATTAACAGTACCGTCATCCTTACTACCTACAGTGGCAGTTCTCATAGCAAGTATCTTAGCTATCTCAAAGCGTTCCAATTGATCCGCATCTACCACTGACGTAGGAATATCTATACCCATTGCCTGTGCTTTGAATATACTATTAAAGGCTAACTCAGCAGTAGCTGCATCAGTAGGATTAGAAATGATATCACCACTGTTTAAAGCATAAATACCATTCTGAATATTGTTCTTCATATTAGAAGGAAGAAGATTATTCTTTTTAAAGAAGTCTTCAAATTGATCTTGATTTAAGCCACGGCTGGCTGCATAAGCTTCAAAACGTGCTATTGTCTCATCATCATCCATGACAAGTTTAGTACCGCCAGCACCAGTTAATGTTTCACCCCTAAAATAATCCTGTTGATTATTAGAACCACCAAAGACAAAGCTTTCAAAACCTTGATTTAACTTCTGAGTAAAAAGAATATTATCATTCTGTTTATTAAACTCTCTATCATAAGCCCTAAGGTCACTATCAATAGTCTTATACATCGCTTGGTAGCGTGGGATGCCACGGAACTTACGATCCTCTGCCCACTCATAGGCTGCACCCCTACCGCCTGATCTTACATTAGGAGCAATCACTTTTTCCATAATGTAATCATTAACCATAGTTTGACTGTAGCCATAGGCTTGAGAAGCCTGTCTTACAATCTCATCAATGTTTTTCTTTTGAATAGCACGGTTATCTTGTATAGTACCATCTTCTTCAGTCTGTGGTATATAGGCTAAATCTGAATTAATACCTAAAACTTCATTACCTACTTTACCCATGTTAATAGTAAAGTTATGCTTAAACTTTGCAGGGTCATAATCTCTGTTAAACCACGCAAGGTTCCCCATTTCAATGTTGCCCTTGACAGCCTTAATCAGTAGGTCATCCCCTGAGTTTTCAGTTTCCTGTATAAAGGGTTGCATAATCTCAGCACGTCTAGCGGTAACTTGCTCCTCAGACATATTTAGATAATCTGGTTCGTTATTTCTCCAGTCATTCTTAGCAGCCCTTAAAGCGGCTGCTGTGGCAATCTTAGCATCTAGAGTACGTGCAGATGCAATACCCTGTTCAGCCTCACGTTGTAACTTTAACTTCTTTTGTTTTTCTATTTGTGCTAGTGTTTCTGCTGCTGGTGCGATAGCACGTATAAACTCACCCAAACCACTCTTAGGTGCAGGTTGTTCAGCAGGACGTACATATGTCTCTACTGGACGAGCTACAGCTTGTAGCCTTGCAGAAGGCCGCAACCGTTCTACTTGTTTTCTAGCCATGAGCTATTTCCTTTTAAGTTGTATAACGTGCTTTAGGTGTTCCCCTTGATGCAGAAGACTTAGTACTTGTAGAAGAACTACTGCTTGAGGAACTACTACTTGAGGAGACATCAGCCGCATTATAAGCAGCAGCAGCATTAGCCGCAGTTCCCACAGCCGCAGCTAGGAAATTAGGCATGACACCCTGTTGTAGAGAGTTAGTTCTATTCTGTGCTTCCGCAGATGCACCACGCTTTTCAAGCTCAATCTGTTTCTCTACATTCTCAAGGTTTCTATTAATTGTCGTTACACCACGTAGCTTCTGTGCTTCGTAGTCCTGTAGTAGTAAGTCCATACTATTACCAGTAAGACCAGACTCACCCTGAGCAACCAGAGCAGCACCCTCGCCTTCCAGAGCTTTAATGCTTAAGGCTAGCTTCTCTTCAGAGGCAGCTTCTGCTTCTTGAGTAGCTCTCTGGTTAAGGGTCTGTACTTTTAAATCTCTAGCTTCGTTAGCAGCCAAGCGGTTACGGTCAAATCTAGCTTGATCTGATTGTGCTTGTGCTACACCTTCTTGGTATTGAGCAACCCCCTGTGCTACCATTAGCGCAGCCATTAGTGTCGGTTCACACATCTTGTATCCTCACAAATTCTAAAAAGGGTTTGTTTCCTACACCCCAAGTTTCATGCCTTTGAATAAACGTAAATCCTACAAACTTTAACCAGTTAATAGCTACACTATAATCAGCATCACAGGCATTAGTTAGGATGGGATATTTCTTATTTGTTTCTTTTACCCATTTGAGAGAACCTCTAAGAAAGGGTAGCCAGACTTTAGTTATAGGCGGTGCTGTAAGCAACCACGGTATGCCTGTTAGGTTATCTAAACCTACGACACCATAAATACCTGCAATCTCACCTGTTTCTTTTACAACTATAGTCCAACACTCCTCTGACTCATCCAGTCCCTGCTGTAGAGCTTCCTTAACATCGCCATGTGAAGCAAGTACTTCTTCAGTGTCTTCTGGTCTTAAGTTTGTTGCCAGATGATCTACATCAGACTGAGTACTTGCTCTCACATAAACCTTCATTACATTCTCCTTGAACGTAGTTGGAAGAAACCTTCCCATTCTGCTGATTGGAATACACAGGGTAAGTGACTATCACTTTCAAGTGTTACTGAGGTTTCACTAGCGTTACCAATAACTCCAAAACGATATGTTCCAGACTCAATAGCGGCTGAGTTAAGAATATTAGCAGCACTACCAACTACACGCCCTGTAAAAGTACGTGTGTAGGATGTACGTTTGAGGGGTCTTAGTATTACATTAAAGAAGCCTGTCTTATTGAAGACCACAGCATAATTTCTAAGCTGTAGGTGTCCTGTTGTTATCGCCTTGTTGTCCTGCTTAATAACTGGCTCAGAAAACTCATACTTAAAAGTAAAGGGGATACCCGCAAACACCTTTTCAGAGTTAGCTAATTTAGCTGCTACTGCACTAAGAGTAATGATTTTACCTGTTTGGTCAATATAGATTGTATTAGCATCTACATAAGGTATAGCAGTAAGTCCACCTGTTTCCAACCTAACACGTCTATCTAAGTGTATAGAAAAGCTGCCTGTAGTGTAAGTAGTAGCTTCATCTACTGATAGATTAATACGTTCTAGAAATAGGTTTGTACCTCGTTTAATTAGGATATAGATATCAGCACGATTAAAGGACATGCCTACTACATCACCATTAAATACCCAACGTGACCAAGAAGCCTGTAGCTTTTCTCTACCAGACCAGTAGTATCTATACACGTATATGGCTGTAGGATCATTGTCGGTTTGTGCTAGTATCATATCCTCATTTGATGAAGCTTGAATATTAATAATCTCACCGTTAAGATACTCAGGAATATGTGAGCTAATCTCTGTGGCATCATTTGTATCAGTATCACTATCTACAAAGTACTCCCACATACCTGACCACGCACCACGCTTAGAGGCAAAGTAAACATACTTACCCGCTGCTGCTGGTCTAGCTCGTAGGCTTGTTTCAAACTCTGTAGTATTAGATACGTCAACAGTCTCAGGGGTTAGTACAGGATCACCTGTTACCTTAAACTGTGTGAGGTCAGAGAAGAGCAGCAGTGCTTCGTTAAACGGTACTGCGTGTTTAAGAATACTAACCTTATTAGAGGACACTGCCACATCAATGGGGTCACTATCAATAATGGTTAGCGTTGACTTGCGGAAGAAGTCAAAGTTAAGAAACTCACCAGCACTACTAAATATGACATTCTCGTCAGCTAGTACTCCAAGTCTATTCTTATGGAAGAAAATATCTGCTAACTTAAACCCTACAAATGAAGGGAATGGGTTAGTGTCATCATCTCCTACTTTTCTATCTGCAAAAGCAGCGGGATTAAATTCAAAGTTTCCGTTAACAAGCTTAGAAAGTTTATGAGGTAGAGTAGCAGGGTCTAGTGCAATTTCAATATTAGGCTCTACTGTTTCTTTCCAGACACCGTTACTAAACTTAACATAGTAGTCATCCTGTGCCTTTGAGTTGTCTCCTGAGACACCAATAACAAAATCGTTTGGCCCCTCTACAGGAAGCTGTTTAAAGTCAGGTGTCTCACCCTTAAATACTTTAAGATGATCTCCACCGTGAGAGTCACCTACCTCTACTACAAAGTCTGTAGCATCGGTAGACTGAACGTGTATAACAGAGCCATATCTTGTCAATGTTAAACCTGATACTGCTGATGCGTTGGTAATACCATCATAGTAAGTAGTACTGACAACACTGCCAGAAAATGTATTTAAATATGTCGCAATCAAGTCTGTTGATGCGCCACGTTCTGCGTTCTGTGTTAGTGCTGTAGAAGCCTGTGTACTAGACTTAGTAGCAAATTGTACTGTACTTGTGCTGCCACCTTTAGTAAGCTTTAATCGGTATGTAGAAGCATAGTCAGCGTTCTTTACATATACCAATGCTTCTGGATTACGTGTTGGGGATACCGTAGCTGCTTTAGCTACTGTAGTATTCTTATTAATAATAAAAGTTGCGTCAGCAATTGAGACAGCAGCTAGTTCTTCATTAGGGTTTGTTAATCCTGATAGGTAGGACGCAGCATTATTGGTAACAGTCTTAGCTACACCATCTTTGTCAAACACCCTAATAGTACCAGCAGTATCCACAACCATAGAGTAAAACTCATTCTCATCCCTACGGATAGTGTGGATAAACGCTTTGTCTAGGTTTGAAATAACTCCTAAGTCAGCAACATGCTGTGAACTTGGGCGTTTAGACAAACCTGATACAACACTGGACAGCCCATTCTCTTGTAACTCAGCCTGAGTATTTAGGCGTAGTGAGGGTGGCTGCTGTGATACACCGTTAATAAGGTTTGGGATTGATTGACTGATGAGTGCCATTAGATTGTTCTCCGTCCCTGCCTATCAATAATACTAAAGGTGTCATAGTTGTCAAAGATGTTGTGGTCATCTGCTGCTTTATCAAAGTCACGTAACTCAATAAAGGCACGGTTCTCATCTTCCTGTTGGAAGGAGTGTAGGGTATCTGAACCTACTACACGGTCTTGGAAGATGCGAGTAGCACGTAGTACAATGTAACGCTTTGCTACTTCTGGTACATCGCTGAAGACTAATTGTACTACAACATCAAGGGCTGCATCAGTACCTACATTAAAGGTATGATTAGTCCTGTCATACATTTTAAGGCCACGCTGCACTAAATTAGGAGCGTTAGCTTTCAGTGTTGAGTCTGCTCTAAGAATGTCAGCAGGGAGAATAATCTCACCATTAGTATCTTTAGGGAAACTCTTGTTTAATTCTGTGTTAAAGTGCCAGCCCATAGACTGTACTTCTTTGTCAACTGTGTTAAGGATAGTCTCTGCAATCTCTGCTTCAATCAAGCCAGAGGAGAGACTACTAACTGGTGCTTCGCCAATGGCAGAAAGCATAATGTTGACTGCATCTAATTGTGTTGTTCCTGCCATGTTGCTTACCTTATGCTTTCCACTTAACCTTGTCAGCCCAATAAGCTGCGCTTGATGGCCCCTTGGCTATATTCTTGCGGTGTCTATCTTTAAAAGCTTTTCGTTGTTTAGCTGACTGGTTTGTCTTTGCACCTCGTTCACCAAATCTAATAATTTCCGGCTTCTCTTTTGTGCCTACCAATACAGCATGTGACTTCTTACCCTTTGGAGAACTCTTAGGTATCCGCAGACCCTTAAATGTTTCTCCTGCATGTGTAATAGCCATATCATTTCTTCTTCTTATACTTCATGGTAGCACCAGTCTTCTTAGCCGCAGCCTTAGCCTGTGCCATACCCTTCTTAGTATACTTGTACTCTTTACCTGCTACGTTTGGCATATCATTCTCCAAAGAAAAAAGGGAGTAGCCGTTAAGCTACCCCCAAGTTTATTTAAGCGTTTGCGTCAATCAATGCAATACATGATGCAGGACGTAGGACGTTATGCCCCATTGCGTACTTAGCAACCATGAGTGTACCCTGACGATTAATTTGATACTCAGACTCCATGCCCAAGTCAAGCAACTTAACAGTAGCTACTGCTTCTGGTGTAAAGACAAAGCCTTTAATCAGAGCAGCTTCTGCCACCATGTCGCGTCCGTCTACAGCAGCAGTCGGAAGGTCATAGTGTGTTGTACGGCCTGAACCAGCAGTGTTTGCCAGTGGAGCGTTGTCTGATGTCTTACCTTCGTCAGCATCGCCTGTGGTGAAGTTCACATACAGGTTAGATACGTTAGCGTGGTTTGACATAATGATAGGCATACCAGCGATAGACGCTACAGTTGCGTCAGCTACTGAGCCGTTACCACCGAAGTCACGGTTCATGTAGACAAGCTTGTTGCCGTCAGTTACATCCATCAGTGCGTAGTACTGGTCAGGAGCAAGAACAACAGTCGCACCTTCAGTTGGTACGTTCTTTACTTCCATCTCTTTACGTGCGTCAAAGATAGCTTTGGCAATCTTTGCAGGGTCTAGTGCATCAGCAGCAGCAGTACCGATTGTCACGTTGTTTGTGAAGTCTTCTTCAGTAAACGCTTTGTAGTCCTGAACAAGGCCAGCAGCAGCAGTTGCGTTGGTTGACAGAGCAGCCTTAACAAGCATACGTGCTACGTTCTTGTCGGCTTCGTTAGCCAATGCGATGCCAGCTTCTTTAGAGTAGATGCTACGTACATCGTAGTGGTTAATAGC